AATAATCTATAATATGGAACTTTAATCTTTTCAAATCGCTCAACTATTCTATATTTCTCATAGCCTCCTCTATCATAATCTTTAACTACATCTGGTGTAAATGAAGAAGATGAATTCTTTTTTGTTGAGGAAGGATAATCTTCTTCATCTGTTGAACTATCTATATTATCAATTATTTCTTCTAGTTTGGGATATAATCCAAGAATCTGCTCTTTAGTAAGAATTGTAGATAATAAAATATGAGCAGCATCCGCATAGTGTCTATCCCTAGAAGCTGGATCAACGTATACACGGAATGGATTAATACTTGTAATCTTAACATCGCCTCTTCCATAATCTGATTCTGGGTCAATAAATACATAAAAATAACCTAAGCCAGTAACGGCATAGTCGTGCACAACTTGCTTGAAATGAGTGTTACAATTAGAAACATCCCATACATATTCAAGTATTGTACGCCATACATTGGCTAATTTATAGTCAGAATCTTCTCTTGCGACTGCAGAGAATTTTGGATTTCTAGATGTTAATAGAGATTTTAATTTATCTACAGCAGCATATACTCTGTCTATGATAAAATCGCCTTGACCAACTGACTGAAGAATTTCTGATTCTTCTGTAGAGTAGTGATTGCCCAAAGAAAAATCAATGGCATCTCTAGCTTCTGTTTCCCAGTTAGCTCTGGCGTCTCTATATCGCCTCCATAAATCTCTATTACTCTGAGCTTCTTCGTGCTCAGCAAAAGTTTCTACGTAGTTAATATTAGGACTCCTTTAAGATCTATATATATAATATAAGCGAAATAGCGCTATTTGTCAAGCGTTTCTATAATCTTTGTCCAGTAATCCAGCTTCTTAGCACAGATTTCTTCGACTTCTTATATTCTTCATTAGATTCTATATTAAAATCATCAGATTCAAACTCACCACTTAATGGTGATCTAGCATTAGTTACTGAATACCATAGGCCATCTAATAGGTCATCATTCTTTCCTTTTGGAAAATGAAACATCTCGTCAACTATTTCTTGATGAATTTTTCTATGAAATAATTTTCCTCTATTCACTATTGGACAAAGCAAAGACTCCAATCTATCTTCTTTTTTTATACCATTAGGAGGCCTAACTCCTCTTGCGATACCTGGAGCCATCTTCCTATCAAACCCACCCATCTTATTAACTGAATCTTTTATAATTCCCTGGGCTCCAACGTGCTCAACATTAACTCTTCTAACTGGATTATACATCTTTGCATATTCAAATATTTTTTGTGGCATTTCATAAAGAGCTAAGTGTTCGCGATAATAATCTATAATATAATAATTCTTTTTACTATCAATAGCAGTAACCATAATAACTTGATAGTCATTACCTGGATTTGCTTCGTATGCTAAGTCAACTCCAATGTATATATTAACTGGGATAATAGTATTTTTATTTTTTAAATAAGCTTGGTTATTCCCAGATATAAATTCATAGTCATGATGCTGCAATTTATCTATTTTAAATTTTGCAGTAGCTAGGTCTCTAGCATCATTCATATACTCTTGAGAAAACTTATGTAGCTGACCTACATTTTCATAATCTTTTCTTATTTCACTTATTTTAGTTTTACTAAAATAAGAAGCCCATAAAGGTTTTCCATCCTCTAAGGCTCTGTGAAATATTACATCCCAAGTGTATTTGTTGTCTTTTTCTTGGGCTTCGAGATATCCATCGTATATAGCCTGTAATGCTGAATCGTAATGTACGATAGTGCCAATTAACCAGATAGATCCCTCATTGCCCTTTGATTCTTCTAAGGAAGGATAAACAGTTGACATCAACCATTCCTTAATCTCTCTTCTCCTGTCTGGAGTTTTTGTATTTAATTCAGATTCAAAGTCATCTAAGATAATATTTGTATACCTAGTACCGAGTTCAGACCTACCACGCAATCTTTGACTAGTACCTTTTGCAATTATTCTGTCTCCACGGCTGGTGGTAATTTCTTTCTCAGTCCATTTCTCTCCAACCATATCTCCAAAATAATAATTAAGAGCATTATTGTATTCAATATGATTTTTTATATACTTTAAATGGTCAACAGCTTGCCCTTGTTCTTCCGATACCCAGGCAGCAAACTCTTTTTTCCCTTGTGGATTAAAATAAATTCTATGCAGTAAAGCAGCCTTAGCCATTGTAGACTTAGAATGACCTCTAGGTAAAACAACACACAGCTTCCTAAGACTTCTATCTAGTAATTTACTTCCAACTTCATAATGAAATGGAGCTGGAGATGATTTCATAAAGTCGTCTGGTAAAAATAGCTGACCAAAAGCTACTAAGTCTTTTGATACTATATTTAATACTCTTTCTTTTTCTGAAAGATTACTTGAATTTATATTAAAATTATCTATTGTACCAGTCTCCACTTTCAATTATTCTAAACATTTTACTTCTTTGCAACATTTCATCCCCAGCTACATAAAGCCAAGCCTCTTCTTCTGAATCATCATCCATTGATACTTTAACTTTAACTCTTCTATAAAGCCCAGAACTGATTCCTTCGTATAGATCATACCTTGCTAGGTCATCCTCAGATACATCGTGAATCTCAACTACTGTTCCAGAACCCTTTTCGTTCTGTATAATAGCTGGAAAACTTTCGTGCCCTGGATATACCAAGGAAGACTTTTTAACTACTCCAGTATTTTCAGAGCCAGTCCTAAGTGTTCCGTATACAGCTAGCTTCACTTTTTCTTTTTAGGGCTTGCTTTTTTCTTTTTTAAATTAAACTTTGTAAGATTTGCACCAAAGTGATTTGGATAATCTTTTTTTCCAATTACCCATTCTGTTAAATCCTTAAAAGACTCTTGATTGATTAAGTGAGTAGATATATAACTACTTAACTCTTCTTCATCTAAATCTTTATGGACTTCTAATTCAAATTCAAAAACAACTTTCTTATTCATAATTTCCCTCTATGATTAATATTATCAAAATAAATTAACTTACTCCATGGACTTCTGGAAGTCCAACATACTTTATTTCTAAGTCATCTGTATAAATAGTAAAACAAGTAAAGCATTCTACATAAAGCTCTTTCTCTTCTAAGTCGTGTATGATAAAAGCTTTTGGATATAGTTTATTGTTGCAGAGCTTGCAGCTACTTGATGTCAACTTCTCTTTCAGCGCTTGCAAGCTGCTTGACTTCTCCTGAACCGATGGCATCTAATTGTTCCTTTGTAAAACCTTGAAATACAGCTACTGACTCTGTTCTCTTTTCAGTATCCATCATTCCAGTTATTTGCATTAATGTCTTAATAGCTTGAATCTTGTCCCTATCGTTTGATTCGCCTCCATCAACTATTGACTTCATTTGTTCTAATAGATACAAAGGTGTAATATCTGCATCTGAAAGAACTTTATCTATTTCTTCTCTAATCAATTTCTGTATCCTTTTAGCTTTTAATAAAATTTTGGCTTGACCTTCGGCATACTTTCTGTTGTCAGTTGGGTATGCCTGCAAAAAAGCGTCCACCATATCAGTACCCTTTGCAACAAATTGAGCAAACAAAAACTCTCTTTGTGTGGTTTCTTTTTTCTCAATTTTATGCTTATAAGCATTAGTGTCAGCCAAGCCAAATGAATAAAGATTTTTCCTAGGATCGCCCTCCATCTTTGTTTTATCTAAACATACGAAGGTTCCAAGAGGTACTCTGATATAATGTCTAATGACTTTATCAGACCCAGATGCCTTTAACTTCCCTCGCTTCAGAACCTTGCACACTTGACCGTCGTCTGAAACTACCCAGTTACCTTCGGTACCATCCCTCCAATTATCAACAACATCAATAAGTGGGTTGTACCTCTGAAACTCTTCTATGTCTTTATAGATAGGATGATCAATCTTATTTATTTTACGAGTAATCATCTACTATACAATATAACCGATTTTACGCTTAAAGTCAAGAGGTAGCCCTTACAGCTATATTCTTGTCCAGAGTATTTCTTTTACCTCTAATGTGTGGAGACATACATCCTTCGCAGTAAAATAAATCATATTTACTAGCACCAGTATGGTAATATTTACCAGTATCGGTTAAGGAGTCACCACCACAAACTGAACATACATTTTCATCCATCATAACTGCTATGTTAGGATGACTTCTCATATATGGTCTAAGTTTAAGATACATCTCTTCTAAGCCTATAACATCATTACGATTATATTTTTCCATTCTTTTTAAAGCTGCACTATCTCCATTCATACAATCTATCCATAATTGAAACTCTGTATCAAGTTTCTCTTCTAATCCTAGAAACTTAGTAATGTAATCTTGTTTATTAGAACTGAATGCAAACTCTTTCCTGGCAACCTTAAGAGTATCTATTGTCTTATAAGGCATTGGAGGTATCATACTATTTGATATAAACCTTGCCTTTAATTTCCTAAGATCAAACTTATCTCCATTATGAGCAATAATGATATCAGCTTCATCTAGTAATTTCCAAACTGATTCCATAATTCTTTTATCGTTTCTATCCTTTGCTTCACTTGGAGTAACAACATCACTCATTACTTTATCATCGTACAACCATTTCGCAGACCAACTAAGCACATACCAATCTATTGATTCACCTTTATCATCCTTCATTATACTAATTGGGTTTATATATTGATTACCGAGCCTCCAAGTCCATACAGCTATAGGGGTAGTCTCAATATCTAAAATTAATATCTTAGGTAGATTAGCTACATTCATCTTTTTAAAAGGTTTGTTTAAACGCATTGACTCTATTTTTCTAGTCACAGCTTTAAACGTTCTATCGTATCCGTTAGCAATTAGATCATTATGAATATCAGACATACTTTTTACAGTATGCTCATATTGTTTTACTATTTTAACTTCTTCTTTAGACCATTTCATTTCTTCTCACCAATTTTTAACATTAATAACATAGCTTTTAAAAGCATTGCCTCAACTAAATAATATAGTTTCTTCATTTGCCCCACACCTTTTCAGATACAAGCTGAGCAATTATGCCATAAATTGATAGATCACGAAAGGCATCCATATATGTTTCATCCGCAACAGCATTATTACCTCTATGTTTAACAATGATATTCTTCAAACGGTTTACCTTATCGTTCATTCGTATTACTAAAGCTGTTAATGCAAACATTCTGTCATCATCGTTATCTAAGTTACCACCTAAGTTTATATTGCCGCTACCGTAGTCATATTGTTTCCTGCAGAATAATTTATACTGTTCATCCGTTATCTGGCTGAATCTCTTCATCATCTTTGGATAAGCTTTCTCTATCGCATCGATCACTTCTTTTTCTCTCATTTGATTCTTCCTTTCCCCAGCCCCACATTGGCTCTGAATGATATGTAGCAGAACCTCTATAATGACTGGAATTAGTAATTACTTCGTCTATTATCTTTTCTAAGAATTTTATTTTCTTTGGATTTATCTTCTTTTTCATAATATGGAAGGAACAACTACTCTGTCGAAATAGGCACAACCCTCATCTAATGTGCATTCCTTGTTCTCTTTTTTAGAATCTATGTTCAATATCAACTTACCGTCCTGTGTCCGTATATCACAACCTAGGCATGTACCAGCATCCCAGTTAGCACAATGCATACGTGCGTGTTGTTTTTTGTAATTTTCCATACACTCAATATAAGCTTAAAACCTATTTTACGCAACAAGTAAATTACCTGTTGACAAAACCCTATATAAGACTTATATTGTAAGTATCTAGAAGAGTTAAATATATAATATATATATATATATTATTAAAAAAAACAAGTTATTAACATAACTTGCAAAAAGAAATGGAGGAATTAGGATGAGCTTAGCTTGGTTTTATTTACATTGCGTAGCTGCTGTTGCAATTATTATTGCAGATGCTAAAGGGACATTAGAGCCTGCTCTTAATAAATTTGAGGAAAAGATAGGGATAAGGACGGAATTACCTCCTGATACTATTGATACCACACCACCGTATTATATTCCACCTATAGAGAAAGAATAGCTAGGAGTAGAGTATGAATGGAAAGGGAGATAAGGATCGAGTAACGAATCTTACTCAGTATAGAAAAAATTATACCAAAATATTTGGAGAATGGATAAAAAATACTACTCCACATGTAAAATTTAAAAAAACAAGAAAGGTTGAAAAAAAATCAAAATGAAAAAAGTTCTCTTTGTGTGGTTACTTTTAACAGGTTGCTCTATAAATCCTGATGAGAGCAGCGATACACCTACAATTCTACAGGATTCCATAGGAAAGACACATTCTTACCGTTATTTAAAACTCGATCGTGACAACTGGTGTACATATCACCAAAAGTATGAATTCGTAGAACGTCGATTTATACACAAAAAACGTAATCAACGTATATTGAGTCGCAAAAATCAAAAAAATAGCAAATTGACCTAAATTTGGGACAAATAGAGCTATATCTAGTATAGATTCTAACCCTATGTTTTACTACTAGGTGAACATACACTACTAAATTGTAAAAAATAGCACCATTTTGTGTGTGCCTCTTTCTTTCTTGGGCGGCCCACCCCATCCGATTGTTTGCGATTTTTGGAATTTGGTTGAAAAAATCTTAAATGAGATTGAGTCTCATTATCGATCAAATAAAATAATCCTTGCTTTTCTCATTTATTCTTATTGAGATTGAGTCGCATTATCACTACCAGGATTATAAAAAAACACTTGCTTTTTAATATTATTCATAAATGAAAATAACACTTGACTTTTAATTATATTCATTGTAGGGCTTGGGTATAAGATGATCTGGAAACCTGGCTGCTATGAATCCGATCTGAAAAGCACTTCTTGCTTATTCGGCCACAATCAATTATATTAAGGGTATGAAAAGAACCCTAAATCCAAAAGTTGCTAATGAGACTCAGTCGCAAGAGATAATGAGACTCAGTCGCAATAATGGTAGAGAGGGGGAAATAATCGACAACTTAAACAAAAGAGAGGATATATTCAATATGAATAAACCTAAAGAGACTACTGAAGACACTCTAAAAACAGATTCCACAAATGAAGCTGTAGAGAGTGTAGTAGATGAGAACACTAAATCTGAGAAGAAAATTCGCTGGGACGCTCTAGCCATAGAGCAAATTACAGATTCTATGGATATGTTATTGGATGCTGGATTAACTATGGAAGACATTAAGAGAAAAAACCCAAAGCACTATGACACTTATCTCAGAATTCAATCTGGAGAGATTGTTGCCAAAGGTTCTAGAACTGAAACTCTATTATCTAAGTTTATGGTAACCCATCCAGAGCACCCTTTGAGTAAATTTGTTCTAGAGCATAGTGCGAGTTTCGACTTTCCAGAGATGGATGCGATAATTCGCATTAATGGTGCGAAAAAACCCAAAGAGGAGGTGGCGAAAAAATAGAGCTTAACACGCTCGGACGATCTGAAACGGCTAGACTAACCCTCTAGCCGTTTTTAGTATATAAAACTAAATAAGGTATATTATGAAAACTTGTATAGATAAATATAGAGAGAAGAAACTCAAGAGTAGAGAAATTGCTGCTTACGAGATTGAACACTCTATAAACAAATGGCATCTCTATACGCCACAAGAGAAGAAATTGACGTTCTCTACGCTGGATAATGTCATAGACTATTTACTGGCTATGAGAGATGTTCACTATACTCTATGTCAAGACGTAGAGTTATTTGATAGAAACAAAAAAATTAGATATAAAGAAATTCATAGAATAGTCGTAGGGCTGGAGAATATGAAGGAAAGCGACAACTTTCGCAAGAGAGTTAGACGGCACAGATTAATAGCGATACCTAGAGAGAAACCAGTACCCAAAATAGATTCTAAGCTGCTGAGACCAATACTCAGAGAGGAAAA